TTAAAAGAGCATCTTAAAGGAACTGTTCCAGCATTTAAAGGAGCAGAAGAAGGAGCGAGTGGGCTAGGTAAACAATTAATGGCATTACTAGCTAACCCTATTGTTTTATTAGTTGCCGCTATTGTTGTTGGTCTTAAATTCTTATACGAGGCATTTACTTATAGTGTAGCTGGTGGTAAACAGATGGCTCAAATGTTTGCTGGTTTAAAATCTGCAATGGATGTAATTGTTGACAGAGTAATGAGTGCTGGACAAGCTATCATAAAATTCTTTTCAGGAGATTGGAAAGGTGCTGCCGCTGGAATGAAAGAAGCATTTAATGGAGTAGGGGATGCAATAGGTAAGGCTTATACAGAGGTAAGTAAAGCTACCGCAGCACTTCAGGCTTTAGCAAAACAAGAAAGAGAAGCATCTGTTGCAAGAGCAGCACAAAATGCAGCTATTGTAAAAAGTAAAGAATTGCTGAATGATGAAACTGCCAGTATTGAAGATAGAAAAAAGGCACTTAAAGAAGTAGGAGATTTAGAAACAAAGATTGGTAAAGAAGATATTGAAATAGCAAAAAAGAAACTGGAAAATAATTTAGTAATATGGGGGCAAACTAAAGAAGGATTAAAAAAACACGCTCAAGATATTGCTGATTCACAAATTGAAATATCTCAAAAGGAAGAAGAAACTGCAAGACATACAATTCAATTACAAAGACAAGCAAGAACTTTAAGTAAACAAGAGAAGGCACAAGAAGCTGAAGAGCATAAAAAATATGCAGAAGAAGAGAAAGCTAGAATTGAAAATATCCGTGAGTACGAGAATAAGATTAAAAAACTCCAACAGGAACAGGATTTAGCTTTAATAACTGATACTTACAAGAAAGAAAAGCTAGTAGCACAAAACGCTTTAGCTGATTCTAAAAGGGATATTGAGTTAAGTTATGAGCAAAAGAAACTTACAAGGACTCAAGCGAACAGATTAATCCAAGAAGAAGAGAAACTGCACAATCTTAAATTAAGAGAGATTGAGCAAAAACACGCTGAAGAAGTTTACAAGAAAGAACAAGAAATAGCTAAAGATAAAGAAAGGATAATCACCAATGGGAAGGCTAGGATAATTGCCTTAGAAAAAGAAGAAATAGATGGAAGGATTAAACAAAGAACAAGATTTATTAAACTGTTAGACTCTGAGTTGAAACTGGCACAAGCTAGAAAGATTGCTACTATTGAAATGGAGCAAGAAGCATTCAACACAAAAAGAGCCTTAGAAAGACAGAGTTTAATAGATTCAAAAGCTACATCAGATGAGTTACTAGCCTTTGATAATGAAACTGCTGCCGCTAAAATAGCATTAGACGAATCAGTTAAAGAAGCTAAGGTTAAGAATATGGACATAGTGGCAAACGCTGCTAATGCCTTTAGTAACTTATTAGGTCAGCAAACTTTAGCCGGTAAAGCGTTAGGGGTTGCATCTGCAACTATTGACACTTACATAGCTGCTGGTAAGGCTTTGAAATCTGCTCCTCCTCCTTTTGGTGCAATCGCAATGGCTGCTACTATTGCAACGGGTTTAATGAACGTGAAAAGAATTGTTTCCGTACAAGTACCAGGAGCAACGGGGGGGGGTTCTTCTCCTTCAACTCCTACTGCTCCATCTGCTCCTATAACTCCTCCAAGTGGAACAACTACTTTAAACTCAGGATCAATTCAACAGTTAGGAAATGCTGCCGCTCCTAGAGCATTCGTAGTTGAGAGTGACATTAGAAACAATCAAGAAAGAATCACTATGCTAAACCGAGCAGCAAGGATAGGAGGATAAATGACACAAAAATAAATTCATGCCCATTTAGGGTATGGACTTACCCGTTTATAAGTTACAGATTGACGCTTCACAAGAAAGCGAATTACAAGTAGATTATGTTGCTTTAGTTGATAAACCAGCTATTGAAAAAGATTTCATTGCCTTTAATGAATCTAAGCCTTTACAATTCTTAGTAAACGAAGATAGAAATATTATCTCAGGTGCTGCTATGTTAGCAGACATTCCTATTTACAGGAGAGACGAGCAAATGGGCGAATACTTTGTAGTGTTTGATGCTCCTACCATATTTCAAATCGTTGAGAAATTCTTCCAAAAAGGTTTCAATCAAAACTTTAATCTAATGCACAACCCAGAAGCAAAACTTCAAGGGGTTACTGTGTTTGAATCTTTTATTGTGGATAAATCTAGAGGCATTCAACCAATGGTAGGATTTGAAGATGCTAAAGATGGTTCTTGGTTTATGAGTGCAAAAGTTAACAATCCTGAAGTTTGGGCAATGATTAAAGAAGGTAAAGTAAAAGGTTTTTCTGTAGAGGGAATTTTCTCTTACAAGAAATCTCCAATGTCAGCAGATCAAACCCTAGCGAAGATCATGGAATTGTTAAATGACACAAACTAAACGAACCGCCCATTAAGGGTATAAATAACAATTATGTCAGCACTCGAAAAATTAAATCAAATAAAAGTAATGCTAGGAATTACTCCTGTTGCACAGGCTGCTCCTCCTATTCCTCCAGTTGATGCTCCTCCATCTGATCCATCTGCTGCAACTAATGACGATGCAGTAGTTAACTCTTACGCAGTAGACGGAGGTCAACCTGTTTTTGTAAACAATGCAGATGATGGTATTCCAGGAATAGCTAAAGGTGATGCAGCTTGGTCAGATGAAGCAATGACTCAACCTTATCCCGATGGTTCTTACAATGTAACCGGAACAAACTTCGGATTTACAGTTGCTAAAGGATTAGTTTCTGAAGTATCAGATCCTGACCAAAAAGGTGCTGGTTCTCCATTGGTTGACGAGCCTGAACCTCAAGACATGAGCAAACTTTTCTCAGAAGAGTTTACCGCTTTTAAAACTGAGTTTTCAGAAGTTAAAGAACAGTTTACCGCTCATAAATTAGCATTTGCAGAGGCTAAAGCTACTATTGACAAGCAACAACACGCTATCACTCAGTTAGTAGGATTGGTTGAGCAATTAGCTAAGACTCCTGTAGCAGAGCCTTTAACACCACCACAGAATTTTAAGTCAGACAAGATAGAAGCTAGAGAATCAAAAATTGAAAGGATTTCAGTTTCTCTGAAAGATTTAAGAGAAGCAAAAAATTAAGTAAACACTAAAAAACAAATAAAATGGCATTTGACGTTTCACAATTAGCCGCATATACCAAAGATAATCAAGACTCGCTTATTAGTAAGTCTCTCTTTGATGCGAAAACACAAAAGATCATCGTTGCAGATGGTAACGTAATGACTGAAGTAAAATCAGCAGAGCAAATCAACGTTTTGGATACTGATGCAGTTTTCCAAGCTGGTGGTACTTGCGGATTTAACTCAAGCGGTACAACTGTATTTACTCGTAGAGCAGTTACAATCGGTAAAATTAAAGTTCACGAATCTTTATGTCCTAAAACTTTAGAAGCAAAGTATTTGCAGTTAAAGATGAAGGCTGGTTCTATTCCTCAAGAAATCCCATTCGAGCAAGTTTATTCTGAGTTGAAAGCTGGTAAAATAGCTGAACAATTAGAGACTGCTTTATGGCAAGGTGATACTACTTCAGGTACTGCTAACTTAGCACGTTTTGACGGATTAATTAAGTTGTTAGATGCTTCAGGAGTTGTTGCTGCTGCTAACGGTAAATTAACAAGCGGAACTATTACCGTAGGTACTGGTGCTGCTACTGTAGTTGGAGTTAGTACATTGTTCACTTCAGAAACTTCTGTTGGTGATAAACTTTACAACCTAGCTGGAACTTTGATCGGTACAGTTTTAACTATCACAGATGACACTCACATTACTTTAGCTGCAAACGGTGCAGTTGCGGTTACTGCTGCTGGTTATCAAGATGTTCCTGTAAATGCGTTGAACTTCGCTTCTCCTATTGCAGTTGCAACTGGTATCACTAAAACTAACGTTAGAACTATTGTTGATTCAGTTTGGAGACAAATTCCAGCGAGAGTTAAAGGTAAATCTGATGTAGTTGTATTAGTTGGTTGGGATATATTCGAGACTTATATCTCTAAGTTGATTGATGATAACAACTACGTTTATACTGCTGGAAACAATGCACAAGCTGACGGAGAAATATTGATTCCAGGTACTAACTATAAGATTGTTGCAGTTCACGGTTTAGATGGCACTAACAGAATCTTCGCAATGAGAAAGTCTAACCTTTACTTAGGTTGTGATATTCTTGGTGAAGAAGATAATTTTGAAATCTTCTACGCTAAGGAAGCTATGGAAGTACGTTTTGTTGCTGAGTTCAAACTTGGTATCAACGTAGCATTCCCTAATGAAGTAGTTAGCTTCAAACTGATCTAAATAAATTAGGGAGAGTTAATTCTCTCCCTTCACTTTTAATATTATTATCATGGCTTGTGCATTAACACAGGGGTATAATTTAGATTGCCGTAACTCGGTAGCTGGAATTTTAGCAGTACATATTATCGAATTCGATAACGTTACTACTGTTACTTCTGCTGCTGGAGTTATCACAGGCATTACCAAAGTTACTGGAAAGAAATTTTGGAAATACTCCTTAATCAAACAAACAGGATCAGCCGAAGAGGCGGTTCAAGCAAATGAAGAAAACGGAACAGTACACGTTCAACAAACTGTTAAATTCCCTACCAATAAATTACAAGCTGCCGTTAGAAATGAGATCATGCTATTATCTCAAAACCGTCTAATGATTGCCGTAATTGATAATAACGGAGTTGGTTGGTTATATGGTCAAACTAACGCAATGTTATTAAATACAGGCTCTAAGGCAATGACAGGAACTAAGTTCGGTGACCGTAATGGTTATGAATTTGATTTCGTAGGATTTGAGCCAATTCTTGCAAACTCAATCGATGCTGCAACAATTTTAACCCTTAATACTGCTGGTTAGTTTTAATGGAGGCATATAGTAAGGCATCGGAGAAATCCGGTGCTTTTTTTATTTACACAAAACAACGATTTCGCCCATTAAGGGTATGCTCACACTATTACAGGGAGATACTACTGATAACATAGTAGTTACGTTGAAAGAGAAAACAACGTTGACAAATCCTTATTATTTAATGGTTTGTGAACATATCACTACAAAAGAACAAGTAATATTTATTCTAGGAAGTGATTTAAGTTCTTATCCCGACAGATATAATGAGTTCGTTATAACTGTTTCACGTTTCACGACAACAGGGCAGTATTTGTATAAGATTTATGAACAGGCTAGTAGTTCCAATTTAGATCCAACTGGTTTAAATATGGTAGAGAATGGAAGGTTACAATTTGTTGACTCTACTCCTGTAGGTTATGTAAAATATTCTCCTGTAACACAATTCAAAACTTATGCTGGATAATATCATTTTTTTACAGTTCGAGGATTCTAAACTACCCACTTTCAAGGAACAAAAGAAAGATGGGTATATTAAGTTTGGAGATAATGATGATTATCCTGACTATCTACTTTTATTATTAAATAAGAGTTCTAAGCATAACGCAATTATTAACGGAAAGGTTAACTATATTTTTGGCTCTGGATTGCATTCTTTAAGCGATAACGCTAAATTAAATGCATGGATTGAAAAGTGCAACAGAGCAGAGGAAGGGATGCAAGAAATCGCAAAGAAGTCTATTGCAGATACTGAGGCATTTGCTGGTTTTTATTGGCACATTATTCCCGACAGATTAGGGAACATTGCAGAGATTTACCACATTGATTATAAGAAAGTTCGTTCTAATAAAGACCGTTCTGAATTTTTTTATAAGGAAGATTGGACTGATAAAAGAGAGAAACCTAGAAAGTTTCCAAAGTTCTCCAAAGGTATTCCAGTTGAATCAATCTTTGGTTATAGAGAGTATCGTCAAGGACTAGGAACGTATCCTTTGCCTTCTTACGTTGCTTCGATAAATTATATTGAGGCAGACTTTGAAGTTTCTAAAAACACACTAGCAAACGCAAAGAACGGATTTGCTGCTAGTAAGATGATAAACTTCTTCAACGGTGAACCTGAAGATGAGCAAAAGAAAAGACAAATTGAAAGAAGAGTAAACGCAAAATT